TCTGAGCCACTTGAGTTAGAGGGGCCTTTTGGCCACTGTTACTTCTTCGCTACGTATTCGGCCAGTGCTTCGGCAATCGTTTCCACAGTGTGACCTTTCTTCAGCAGTTGCTGGAATGCAGCAGCTTCTGAGTCGCGGGCCAGCTTCGGCATAGAAGCCATGTCCACTGTGGCGAGCGTGCCAGGGTTCAACATTTCTGCTTCACTAATGCCGCGAAGCAACGCCTGAACCCTAACCTTGGCGCCGTACATAGCGAGGAGATGCAGTTGCTCCTCGGTAACACCGCTGAAGTCGAACAGACACTTCTTCTCGTAGCGTGGGCCATTTTCATGGCGCCGGATAGCGAACACGGCGTTCACTTTTCCGTGACCGAGATACTCGGTCCGCGACGAGAAGTTTTCTCCTGCCGGGATTAGGCGCAGTGTCTCCCGTGCAGCAGGTGTCTCGTTGGCAACGTCGGTCTGGGTCTGCTGGTCAGTCATTGTATTATCACGATCTTGTGATCGTGCCCTTGTTTATCAGAGGACGTGATTGCCCTCTGATCTGATCAATATACGCTACGATTGTGGCATTTTGATGGCGGTTAGTGTGGGTTGGGGATCAACTTAATGTGATCAAATAAGACGCTGTGTTTTTCCCCCACTTGGAAGCCTATAAGATTATATTTATCCTTATAAATATATAGATACGCTGACGACTTTGTCGTCGCTATTCAGATGAAATTGGTTCGCTTGGTTGTTCCACAACCTCAGCCTGTTCGTCTATTATTTGGGGCAGCTTCAGTTCCTGGGTCAGCTGCTTGAGCCTATCCTCGAGTTGGCTATCACTCATAGTACGTATGTTCACATGCACGTCGACTGAGACCTCCCGTTTCTCAGTAAAGCCTCCTATCTGTGCCAGCTGCCTGATCGCCCCAGCGTAGCGATCTGGATACTTGTTGGCAAACTTCATAATATCGTCAGGAGTAGGACTGCATTCCATCCACTCAGCCAGCAGGTCCAGGAAGGGACGCCTGTCATACAGGGCCAGCTGGCTTCTCAGCTCGTCCCCGCTCCATCTGGGCTTGTGCCTTCTGCTGCGCTCTAAGCTGTCGTTTCTGGCCGGTAGTTTCGCCATTTTTGGCCTTATTTTCGTACTGTGTCTGACTGGCCAGCATAACCCACTGATCGATGCTGGTCATGGTAGTCATCCAAACGCCATCAGGGCGTTTGATGGCTGGTAGGGCCCACTCATCGACCCATATTTGCAGTGTCTTGCGATCTTTCACACCTAGATAGTCACAAATCTTCCACCAGCCTAGCAGGACATTCTCTTCAGGCTTTATCCACAACAGGCGGAACTGGTCTGTTCCCAGATGCTTGCGTATCTCGGCCCAGCGTTCGGGGTTGGAAGTCTTGGGCACTGCGTGCCTCCTGTGCAATGGCTGCCTGAATAGCCTGCCAGACCTTGCGGACTTCAGGGCTTAGGAAGGCTCTGGTGTGAGCAATGCCTGGGCTTCGGTTCATGCTGGGTATGACAGACATATTGGGGTTTTGATGTCAACCAGATGGGCGTATGAAATTTTCGTATGGGTCTCTATGTGGCCGTTTATAGCTGATTATGCAGCATATTAGCTTCGGGTGTGGCCTGTTGGCTGCCTAAATATATATCCCGTCCGCAACGTCCGCGGACTTGCCCTTCTTGTGGTATCGATTAAATTGAGGGTAATATAATGGGGGGTACAATAAGGACCTGACCGCGGACTGATCGGACTGCCGGACTGTGTTCAAAATGAGGCAACCAGAATGTCACGACACGTTATAGACTCACATGACCATATTCTATCTGCACGAAAGATTATGGGTATTGTATTCAAGAACCCCCGTGAGGGTCATCATTATAAAGGATCATTCTGGATATTCAGTAAAGGCACCTTCAGACCAATATCGGATGAGCTTATTCGAGGTTATATCTGGCTTACCCTGGAAGAGTCAGATCGTGTCATCGAGATCGACGGGGGCAAAACAAAGAGGATCGCTGTGAAACCTAAGCAGTCACAAGTCAACTCTATTCTATCTGCTATGAAGGCCGTCTGTGCTATTGGTGATGATCAAGATGCACCGTTCTGGCTTCCAGGGGCTCCGCCGGAATTGGCTGCTTTAGCTCCTAAAGACTTCATATCGGTCGCCAATGGGCTACTGCATGTTCCCACATCCAGACTATACCCACATACCCCTACATATTTCAATCTCTACGCATCTGATATCCGATATGATCCAGGTATACCTCGTCCCTCCCAATGGCATAAGTTTCTAGATGAGGTATTTGTATCTGATATAGAGGCTAAGAATACTCTCCAGGACTGGTTTGGCTATAACCTAACTCCAGATACCAGTCTACAAAAGATCATGCTTATCGTGGGACCTCGACGTGGTGGCAAGGGCACTATAGGCCGTATCATGCGTCTTATGTTGGGCAAAGACTCTGTTGCTGCTCTAACTCTGGCCTCTCTAGGAGAAACCTTCGGTCTTCAGCACCTCATAGGTCGGCCTGCCTGTATCATACCTGATGCCAGGTTCTCCAAGCGTATGGACCCTGCTATTATTGCTGAGCGTCTTCTGAGCATATCAGGCGAAGATGCTATCCCGATCAATCGCAAGTTTACAGGTATGTGGAACGGCTCCCTGCCCACTCGCTTCACCATCTTCACCAACGAGCTCCCTGCTATTGCTGACATGTCTGGAGCCCTCCTAGAACGCTTTGTCATCATCAAGCTAACCAAGACATTCGCTGGCCACGAGGACCCAACCCTCTTCGATCGCCTCTCCCAAGAGGCTTCAGGCATTCTCAACTGGGCTATCATCGGCTATCAGAGACTTCGCGAAGCAGGCCGCTTCCGACAGCCCGCTTCGTCCGTAGAAACAGCTGCAGCTATCCGACAGATTAGTAGTCCCCTAGCCGACTTCATCGAAGAACAATGTGATGTAGGTTCTAGTATGTCTATAGAAATAGGACGCCTGTTCCAAGCATGGGAGAACTGGTGCGTTAAGAAGAGAATGCCTGCAGGTTCAACCCAGATATTCGGCCGCGACCTACGGGCTATTCTGCCTGAGTTAGGAGAATATAGACCTTCAGGAGGAAGTCGTGCTCGTTTTTATAGGGGCATATCCCTCCTCTCAGCTGAGGAGCATGAACCCAGCAAGATAGTTCCTCTAAGACCAGGCCCTTATAAGGCAGATGAACCGCCCACTAAATAAATCGCTTGTCCCTTGGCCCGATCCGTGTTATGGTTCGGGGTTCAGTGGGGCTGCCCCTAAGCAGAAGGATGTGGGCCTATGTTGACACTTCAAGTACGAACAGACACTGACTGGTCTATGCTGGCCTATCGTCAGGTAGGCTCCAGCCCCGAGTCTGAGGTCATCGCTAGGATCGAACTGATCGCGCTCAGAAACAGCTGGATATATAGCAACTATTTCCCAACGGGGTCTTATCGGATAGTGAGGCTGCCATGCTAGCTCTTCATCACGTCAGAGATGTTCGTGTCCGTGCAGTTGGGAACGCCCCAGGCTCTACCAGCCTAGTCCAAACCTGGTACGAACTGGACTTCGATGCGGAAGACACAGTGGGCATCTGCTTCTACCCCGCCGTCGGCAGTGGAGCAGAACGAAAGCTTCAAGCCATCTGCAAGCTTCTGAATAACTGGGACTCCACCCCCCTTGCGGAGAACCCAGATGGTGATCATTCCGCTGCCCCACATCCGGAGTGATTGCCTGGCCACCAGTAGGAACCTTCCCCCTCAGGTTGGCGCCCTGCTGGTGGTCCCCCCCTTTTTTCCACCGCGGCACGCGGTTTGAACTGGGAGACGAGTAACATGGAAGCGTATCGTGAGTAATAACAACCAGACTGCCCTCCCCCGCCCTGGAACGCCGCAAAAGGAGGGCGGCACTTATGCTACTAGACCTAGTAACGTCATGGCTTCTTCCATCACAAGAGCCATCACGGACTGCCGACTACCATGTCGGCGGGGTACTCACCTCCGAGGACCTCGACGCTATGGCATCTCGCCCTCGGCCAGTGATGGGCCGTCTGTGTCGCCATGGGCACAGAGTGGTAGGCCGCAACGCCTATCGTCGGGCCAATGGCAAGCTGGAATGCCGCACTTGCCGAGCAGCGGCTTCCCGGCGCTACCGTGTTCGGCTACAATAACACAAGCGGGCAGGGGCTAGATCGCTCCTGCCCATTTGCGTTCCCTGATCAGGAGACAGCAACATGCAGACCGAGCACATCATACAGTTCAGCAACAACTTCACCGTCAGCTTCACAAAGGGCGGCGGCAAGGTTCAGGCCGTTATCAAGGAAGGCGACCAACACCGCGCTACCGCCAGCGGCGACTCCGAGGACTACAAGCGCATGTTCGATATGATCGTAGGCACCATACCGCCAAGCGATCCGAAGCGTGAGCCCAAGGACCTCGGCCCGGCCCCCAAGGCAGTTCCAGCTGGCGCTGGCGCTACAGCGCCAACCCCTGCCAAGTCCCCGAGCAAGCCCTTCAGCGCTAACCCCTCGAAGCCATAACCAGTTCACCGACGTTACCGATGGGTCCTAGGCCTGTGCTGCACGAAGGTGATTTACCCACTCAGCGCCAACATCATAGTGTATGTTGGTTGCTGAGTGGTCAACCGCCCCTAGGGGCATACAAGGAGCCTACAATGAAAGCCAAGTTCGAAGCTATCAAGAAGCAGTTCCTCAGCCGCCTGGACGACGATGAGGCCATGATCGGTCTCCGTGAGGCGGTTGCCTCCCTCGAGGAAATCGGTGCTGACCACCATGCTGCGATCCACATGGTCACGCACTGGGCTGGCGTCGCCGGTCTGTTTACTCCTGAGGAGGAGAAGCTGGCCGAGCGTCAGGCCGAGCAGATCGTCGACGCGGCCTAACCTACCAATGGGGGCCTGCTCCTTGCGCCGGGGCAGGCCCTTTTTGTTGCATGGTCAACACGGGAGCCCCCAACATGAAAGCTGACCAGATCACCGTAGCCAATCGCATCGTCGCCAGCCTCACCAAGCACATGGAGGAGATGCAGGCCATCTACGACGACCTCGAGAACGACGAAGAAGCAGCAAACGACGAGGAACTGCCAGGGCTGGAGGCTATTCTGAGCAATCTGGAGGATGCCCGAGATGGGTTGGCAGGGCTGACCGGAGCGGACGGCCCGGCATGATCGTGGGGACGGCCTGGGGCGTCGCGTGGTGGCGATCCGGCTTTTTCATGGAGCCATGCGTCACGAGCCATGCCCGGCCCCCACGGGGCCTCCAGGCGATCCTCCGCCCACGCCACAATATCCACAAGGACCTCACAAGATGCGGAACTTTCTACTACACTATTACCACCTAGAGCGAGACCTCATTCGGCATTGGCTAGCCTCCAAGGTGTGGAAGAAGCTCCACACCTGGGCCGGCTTTCTCCACTTCTGCTACTTCACCGCTATCGTCATCGGGGCCAAGGAGCTCTACATAGGGGCAGCCGCCCTCCTGGCCTTCATCATTGTTATCTCCATCTTCGTGGAGGACTAGCCATGCCCCGCAAAGAACATGACTGGCTAGTCACGACTGGCCTTATCGTAGTGGCGCTGCTGGCTATCCTTGACCACGATCATAGGATTATCGCAGCAGCAGGTCTTGTTGTTAACCTTCTATGGGTGTGGACATGACAAAGAGAGACAACTCCATAATGGTGAAGGTTCAGAAGATGAAAAACCTTCTGGACTATCTGACTGACGACAAGGATGAAGCCCTTGACATCCTGGCTCACGTCTTTGCCAAGGTTGCAGTCCCCGAACTCGACTCTTCCTTGCTAGTAAGGTCACTGGATCAAGTCAAGGCTATGAAACTAGATCGGGAGAAAGCTGGAGGCAAGACCGAATGGCTGTAAAGTCCCTAGTCGCGCTATGGCTAGCATATGCCGCCTTGGCATATCTGGCCTTCATAGTAGCATTCGTTAACCTTCCCTAGCACAAGGATACACAAGATGAAAAACGTCTTCGTCGAGCTTATGGAAGTTGAAGTTGATGGCGTCGGCAAGGTCACGGCAAAGTCGTGCTGGGTCAACATGAGCCGCGTTCAGGAGATGCGTCTCGATACCATTCAGGGGGTAGGCGTTCCCAAGGAAGTTCCCGTTACCATTCTGACCATGAACATTCCTGACTACCAGGTCACGGTTCAGGAACATCCATCTTCCATCATAAGCCAGCTCAATGCCATCAACAAGGAACCGCCCAAATGAGCAGGAGAGAAAAGCCACCAAGGGACCCTGACGTCGCCAAGCTCATTGCTCAGACCGATGGCTATAGCAATGGGGACATCTATCGCAATACATACCTTTGTCGTAGTACCATCAACAACCTGCGACGCCGCAAGACGCGCTATCCCACACATATGACTATGGTGGGCATAGCAGCAGCTGTTGGCCTAGAATGGAGGCTCGTCAAGAAATGATAACACGACCTGAGCTGTTAAGCTGGCTACTCGAGATTGCTAATGCTAGAGAGGGTCACTCTGATGCAGAGGACATGAAAGTCGATGCTGCTAGAATGTGGCTCTCACTTCTGTGGAAGGGTGACAAGATGAAAGAAACCTACCTAGGCGATGGCCTATACGCTTCGTACCACGAAGGTGCTAACTCCATCAAGCTCAGAGCTCCTCGATTTGCTGGGGGCTCTTCCCTAGACCATGAGGTCTATCTAGAACCTGAAACCTTCCTGGCTATGATAAAGTTTGCTAAGCAGTTTTTTTTCTGGAAGATCGATTCTGAGGTGCTACAATGCCACAAGAGAGGAAGCCCAAAGACTACCTAATGGGCGAAGCTGCCTACAATGCCTTCTATCAGCAGCAGCCCCAAGTTTGGTTCGACGGTCTATCCCACGACTACCAGATGAGGTGGATCAACGCTGCTCGAGATATCCTCCGAGTTCACGACAGCTTCAAGCACAAAGGCAAGTCCTCTGAGGCCCAAAAAGCCCAGTGGAGAGACCAAAAGAAGCGAGCCAGAGAAAAGGATGCTACTAAAAAAACTGCTTGAAACTCGACGCTGGAAATGTCATAAACGGCGGGCGGTTGCACCATGCGGTGCGCCTTAACCAGGAGAACAAAATGGCTGATATTGAGGTAAAAGCTGAGCGTACCAATGGAAGCTCTGTAACTGCCCAGTGGAACCTGGGCGACAACGTGGCTGACCTGATCTCCCAATTCGGAGAAGAGGTCATCTACAGCCACGTCCGTCGCAGTCTTGTCATCGCCGTGCAGGCCTTCATGCGGACCATGCTCGACGGCGGCAAGTCTCCAGAGGAAATCCAGGCCGCTGTAAAGGAGTGGAAGCCTGGTCTTCGTCGGGCTGCCAAGACCCCAATCGAGCGTGCCCGTGAGGAGATTGCTCGTATGTCTCCCGCCGACCGTGCAGCTCTGGCCAAGGAAATCCGAGCCCGCGCCAACTAACCACAACAAGATCATCCTGGCTAGGGCCGCAACTGAGCCAGGATGTAGGGACTGCCCAGGTGCCTAAGCGCCCTCACAGCCTGGGCAGTCCCGATAATACAACGAGAACAAGATGCCCTTTCATGAGATGCGCTCTCCCAAGGTATTTATACCTAACAAGAGCTACCACGACTTCTCCGATGCCAGTCGCTTCGGAGAGCTGGTCTACCTTACCGAAGGCACCCAAAACCGTTTCAAGATCAACGACCTATATCGGCGTATCGGCAAGATCATGGAAGACGCCGGGCCGGGGGACTATCTGCTTATAAGCGGCCCCAGCACTGTTAATGCCATAGCTGCCAGTATTCTGGCCTTCAAATTCGGACGTGTGAACTACCTAGTGTATGACGGCAATCAAGCCCGCTACATATCCAGACCTATCATCCTAAACCAGATGGAGGACCAAGATGACGGAGAAGGAGAAGCCGGAAGACATAGCCTGGAACCCGAAGGCGGACATTCCGAGTAGCCCCCCACCGCCGCCCCTGCCAGTGGAAAAGGAAGTAAGCGAACTCATGTCCGTCGGCGGGGTTACTCGCCTGATTGTACCTACGATCATGCAGTGCAATCAGGGCGGCTATCTAGTTGTAATCCCCAACCTAGGCACGTTCGCCGCTTCAACGCTCGAAGAAATAATGCAGTTCGTCGAACAGAAGACCATGGATCATTTCAAAACTAAGCCCTCCGAGTTCCCTCGTGTTGTTCGGGAGCGGCTTTCTAAGGTCAAAGAGGGAGTATTTGACACCATAAAAGAGAATGCCAAGCGCATAGACGCGGTCATGGTAGCCATAATAGCAGCTGGTCTGCTGATTGGCTGGACAATCTTTGGAGGTTTCAATGACACAGAACGAGACCGTTCTCTTGGTGCAGCCAGAAGCCCCCCCAAAGGATCATCCCTTTCAGGTGATCTTGGAAGCAGTCGCCAAGCACTTGAGCCAAGGCCGGCTGTGCTACCAGAAGTACACGTGCGCCGGGTGCGGACAACGCCTGATGATAGAGAAGCCCAACGTCTTCTACAAGACAGCGAAGTGCGCGGAATGCTTCCACCTCACTGACATCGAGAAGCAAGGGTGTAACTATCTGACGGAGATGCACAATATGACCCTACAGCAGGTAGCTAGGGTTATAGAGGGGAAGGAAGACAACTAACAAGCATGGGGTTAGCGGCCCGAGAGGGTGTCTAGCAGTCAAATGCCCCGCCCGGTGACTAGGCCGGGCACCAGCAAAGGAGGCTAAAATGGTCGAGTCTGTTCTGATCGCGATCAGCCAGATCACCTTGCTGGTGATCCTGCTGATCTTCTGGCGAGCCTTTGGCAGCAGTCTATCATTGGGAAGAAGGTGATCTTTGGCCAAGCTCCGTCTATACGACAATACCAGGCTGTCCGACTACAAGCGCTGTCCTCGCTTGTTCTACTACCGCCATGTACGAGACTGGATGCCAGACGGCCGTAGAGCGCCTCTGGTCTTCGGCGGAGCTTGGCACGCTGCGATGGAGGTCATCTGGGCAGGGATGACCCCTCCGGCTATCATGCCCTCCAAAGAGACCCTGGCCAAAGCTGCCTATACCGCCTTCGTCGCGTACTGGATAGCCGAAGGAATGCCTCCGCCAGACGAGATAGCCTATGAAGAAGAGAAGGAGCTAAGCCCCAGGACGCCAGGCCAGGCCCTTGAGATGATCGTCGCCTATATCGAATACCGGGCCAAGAACCGCGATGACTTCGAGCTGATCTCCATGGAGAAGCCCTTCGCGGTGCCGCTCGACCCAAAGGACCCCAGCCTGTTTTACATAGGCAAGATCGACAAGATCGTCAAGCGACGTGGCAAGGTTCTCGGGATTGAGCACAAGACCACAACGGCCTATCGCAAAGAAGGCAAGTTCCGGTCGCAGTTTCTGGACAGCTTCAGCCCCAACGCCCAGGTAGACGGCTATCTATATGCTCTGCATATGATGTATCCTGACCAAGTAGGAGGCGTGTGGGTCGATGCGGCGCTCGTCCACAAGACAGACGAAGGCTTCATGTTTATCCCCGTTGAAAGACAGCTCCAGCACCTCGACAGCTGGCTCTGGGAGGTCCAAGACTGGATCAGCCGCATCGAAGAGGACAAGCTCGAGACACAAAGGGCCAAGGCATCGGACCCTTATCTTCGAGCGTTCCCTAAAAATACGAACAGCTGCTGGGATTTCAATAGTGCATGTGCGTATCTCGGTCTGTGTAAGGCGTGGCCCAACCCTATCGACAGGCCCATTCCAGCTGGTTTTACCGCTAAGCGATGGGACCCTATGGAGCATATTGGGCCAATTGAAGGAGTGACAGATGCCTAGGAAGAAGGAGCCCAATCAGGCTAGAAACCTTCAACGCTTAATGGAGGAAGAGGCTCAAAAACCTGCTCATATTGTACTTCTGGATTATGGTCGAAAGGCCGGCATCCAGAATGCAGCAGGCAAAATCATAGCAATATGGCGAGTATATAAGCCGGAGGACAACTAATGGCGATCAAGGGTGACCCTTTCCGTAGGGAATACGGAACACTGACTGATAAGCAGAAGAAGGCTGTGGAGGAGGTTAAAATACAATATGAGTCTGTATGGGCTCTATTAACTCAACTCCAGGACGACACAGGGCCTAGTCGAGATATGTCTCTGGCCAAGACCAAGCTCCAAGAAAGCTGCATGTGGGCCGTCAGAGCCATAACCAAGATGCCAGGTCAGGAGTAACAATGCCCAACGCTAAAGACGCCGGATTATCCACTGTCGAGCGCATCCTCATAGCCGGTAAGACCGGCACCGGCAAGACCGCTCAGATATGGACCCTGCCCGGTCGCAAGTTCGCCTACATCTTCGATCCTAACAGTATGTCCACTCTCAGGGGCTGCAACGTCGACTACGAGGAGTTCTATCCAGACTTTCTTCAGATGGATGCCACCCTCAAGGGCTTCAACAAAGGCTCTAAGTCCGACACGCTACCGGCTGCCAAAAACAAGCGGGAGCCGGCCATCTATATGAAGTGGATCGAAGATATCAACTCCAAGGTCGAGAGGGGCTTCTTCAAGGACTACGACTGGCTGATCCTAGATAGCCTAACCTTCCTAAGCAAGGCCGTCATGGATCGGCAGCTCTTCATCAACAACCGCTATGGGGATATAGAGGAGCTGGGCGACTACCGTGTGGTGGGTAGCAAGATGGCCGACGTCTTTGGCAGCATCTCAGCCCTCCCCCTCAACCTATACTGCACAAGTCACTTCACAACATTCCAAGACGAGAAGACCAAGAAGATCGAAACCCAGCTTATGTTGCCAGGCAAGGCTCGTAACATCATCCCCCTGATGTTTACAAACGTCTGGCTAGCACAAACCAGCGAGGGGGAGAAAGGAAGCATCAGGTATGAAATAAGAACCCGCCCTGACCCTCGAGGCCTGCAAGACATCCGCTCGAGTATCCAGGGCTTAAACACAATAGAGGATGTCACGATCAGGAGCTTCGGGGACCTAGCTTCAGGCGGCATCGGAGCACTGCTCCAACGCGCGAAGCAGCCACCAAAGCTCAAGCTCGAAGCCTCCCAACTGCGTATATAAGGAACACAAGATGCCTTTCATCAAAGTAGACCTCGACGACGCAAAAGAAGCCGAGGCAGTACCCGAGGGCGAGTATAGCCTTCGTATCGTCAAATCTGAAGATGGCGAGTCCAAGAAGGGCAACGCCATGACTACTGTCTACATCAAGGTCGAAGATAGCCAGTACCCCAACGCGGCTCTGCTGCGCCACTGGATTACCTATCCCGACAAGGACACTCCAGCAGACCAGAGGCAGATGCGCCTCCTGGACGTCAAGCGCTTCCTGACCTGCTTCGGTATCGTTCAGGATGGCAGCGGCTTCAACAGCGACGACCTGCTTGGAGCCACGGGCCAGGCCTTCCTGTACCAAGAAGAAGGCGACGATGGCAACATCTACAACCGTCTGAGGTTGCCCCGTCTAAAGGCATAACGTGAATGCAGAGGGGCTTACGAAAAATTCGTAAACCCCCCTGCCCACCGGGGGTGGATCAAAATGTCTCACCTTGATAAGCTACGAAAAGACATAAAGAACATGACCCTAGACGAACTCAGGGATCATGTCCGACAGATACGAGGTGATCGCCGAGTCACCAAGGAACGATCTTCTGAGAAGAAAGTTCGGGTGAGGAGAAGTAACAGTGCCAAAGGCAAGGCTGGTAAGGCTCTAGACAAGATGTCACCTGACCAGCTGGCTGCACTGCTAAGGGAGCTTGAAGGGGATGAAGGTTCAGGAAATTCTGCTTAGCAATATCAAGGTCAAGGATCGAGCCCGCGAGGACAAAGGCGACATTGAAGGTCTGGCAGCTAAAATCAAAGAGCTTGGCCTGATCCAGCCTATTACCGTTGACAAGAACATGCACCTGATAGCTGGCGAACGCCGGTATCTGGCACACCGGCTGCTGGGCTGGGACAAAATCCAAGCTGTTGTCCGTGACATAGACGGGGAAGCTACAGCCTTGGAGATCGAGCTAATCGAAAACGTCGCCCGCAAGGACCTGCTGTGGCACGAGCGAGATAAGCTGGAACTGAAGCTCTACAACATAAAGGTTGCCCAGTATGGCGAGTATAACGCCACAACGGGAAAGGGCTGGACCCAACAGGCGCAGGCGGACCTCGTCGGTAGGGATCAGACCAGTGTCTCCAGAAGTCTGCATCTAGCCAGGGTCATGGACGAGGCGCCTGACTTGGAACTAGACAAGTTCGAGATCGAAGACCATGCCTGGAAGGACCTGAAGAAGCTGGAGGAGAAGGTCGTTCTGGAGGAGGCTCGCAACAAGGTTCCCATTCACATCAAGGAAGCCATCAACAAGGCAGGCGACCACTACATCATAGGCGATGCCCTGAAGGGCATGGCTCTGCTGGGGAAGGAACTATTCCACTTCGCTGAGGTCGATCCTCCCTATGGGGTCGATCTAGACAAACGTAAGAGCCGTAATACAGATAAGGCTCCTATGAAGGAATACGAAGAGTGGACAGATGGAACATATCCCGCCCTGTTCGAGCAGACGGCCCATCTGGTCTATGACCGCCTGAGACATAACAGCTTCGCCATTTTCTGGTATGGCATGAGCTGGCACTGCGAGGTCCTGGCGATCCTGCGAAAGGTGGGCTTCGGCGTTCCAGACATTCCAGCTATCTGGACTAAGGGCGAAAGCGGGCAGACAGCTTCTCCATCTACTACGCTGGGATCGTGTTACGAGCCCTTCTTCCTGGCACGCAAAGACCAACCTAA